CATCCCTCTCTGCAGAAATGTAGCTGGCAAGTTCGGTGCCATTGGTTTCCACATTGAAGTGATGGACAACACTGCCGCGATAACCAGCGAAACAGTTGATGACCCATGGAATTGGATGAGTTGTCGTGTAGTTGTAGGGGCTGGCGTTGGAGCCAACAACCCTACTACCCCACGATGTCCCAAAGAAAGAATCGTAACCCTGAAGACGAGGTATGCGAGGGAAGTAGTTGCAGTTGGTCTGATGACCGTCCAGAACATACGTCGACGCACCTGTCTTCGGGTCACCGACAACCTCCTGTTGGACAAAAGAGGATCGATGCAAGAGTGTTCGTAATGAGGAGACACTCTCGCCGACTGTAACAAGTGACACGCCAGGCGTCACATGAGTAGTCGCCGACCCAGTGATGTCTTCAACCTCAACCTCTGCAGATTGAATTTGAAACATGGAAAGGTTGCCCGGCAGCTTGTTGGGCACAGACATCTCAGCATCTGGAGACATCGAGGCGTAAACCAAGATATCCAAATTTTGAGCGGTGGCAGGTCCAGTAAGAGTGTTCAAAACTCGAACTTGGATGTACCCGTTGTGCGCTAGGGGATCGTACGTGAGCAGTGGAGCGGGTCCATTGCTGTAATTGTTCAGAATCTCCGTCGTCTTCAACCAAGCTGCCGACTGCTTGTATGGGATCGTGATCACAACTTCATCTTCAACTTGCACATCCACTATGCGCGAGTTGGTCGTGGTGGCAAAGTCAGCGCCTGGCAACCCGTGAGGGTCCCAGACAATCTGAACTCGTCCAGTGTGGTACCTCGATTTGATGAACCTGAAGCGGTAGGTCATACCTCCCCGCCAGAATCGGAACATCTTACCAAAGTACGCAGCCGGTGTGTAGTGCTTCACGACATTTACGCCTGAAACAACTGACTGGTCAACGATGATCGGAGTAACGGGTGCGGACCACAGGATGGTTCCTGGTGCACTCGCGTCCGACCACCCCGTGCCCTGAACAAAGCTCTCTCTCTCGAGCAGCGGTTGTAGGAGCAACGGATCATCGTCACCGGCGCCTGTGACAGAGTTGTCGACAGTGACTTCATTCTTCGGATCCAACGCCAACTTGTCCATAGGAACGGACGTATCGACGCTACTGAAGGAATGAAAAGCTTTTGGAGCGTACGGCATGACATCACTTATGACTGGAGGATTCGAAAAACCAAACAGCCTAGCAACACCAGCAACCGCGTTCGCACCAATCGCTGTCGCGGTAGCAAACGGCCCAATGACAGGCACATCTCCAAGCCGCGATGCCACATCGGCAACAGCACTGGCTGGTCCACTGATAGGTCCAACTTTGAC